TGGACTCTCTCATCTTCAGAAAATGACGAAGATTTACAAACATTACAAAAGCTAGATAAAGAATATAAACTCACTAAAAACTTAGTAGAATTTGTACAGTTTGGACGTGTATTCGGTTTACGTATCGCTATGTTTAAAGTTGAAAGCACAGACCCGCTTTACTATGAAAAGCCTTTTAATATAGACGGTGTAACAAAGAACAGCTACAAAGGCATAACGCAGATAGATCCTTACTGGGTATCCCCTATCTTAGACGGAGAAGCAAGCACCGACCCCGCTAGTAAACACTTCTATGAGCCAACATACTGGATAATCAACGGAAAAAAAATCCACCGTTCGCACTTGGTTATTATGAAAAATGTTGAGGTGCCGGATATGCTAAAGCCTACATATTTTTATGGTGGTGTAAGCGTACCACAACTAATTTATGAGCGTGTATATGCAGCAGAACGAACAGCAGACGAAGCCCCACAATTAGCACTTAGTAAACGTTTAAATATTTATAAAACAGACGTAGCTGCAGCGATGAGCGACCAAAAAGCATTTGAGAAAGAATTATTACAATGGGTCTATTATCGAGATAATTTCGGTATAAAACTAATCGGAGAAGATGAGGAAATACAACAGTTCGAAACATCACTAAGCGATTTAGACACGGTAATAATGAGTCAATATCAATTAGTGGCATCAGCGGCAAATATTCCCGTTACTAAACTATTAGGCACAACTCCGAAAGGCTTTAATTCAAGCGGCACATACGAAGAACAGGCATACCACGAGGAGTTAGAAAGCATACAATCCCACGATTTAGCTCCTCTCTTAGAAAGGCATTATCAACTGTTAATTAAAAGCCGGCTTGGAAAAGAAATTTTTGAGTTTGATATAGCGTTTGAAAGTACGGAGGCACAAACCGAGGAGGTAAGAGCCGCTACAAACTTACAAAAAGCACAAGCCGACCAAATTTATCACGATATTGGAGCTATTGACGCATTAATGGTGCACGATAGAATAGTAGAGGACAAACACAGCGGATATAACGGGTTGGATTATGAAGAAGAAGATTAAGGGTAAAATACTCCGAGTTAATAGGATTACACAAGAGCGGTTTTACCGACTGTTACATAAAACAGTTAAAAAGATGATAAAAGAAACTAAGATACACTTAGAACACTTTACTAAAAAATCAAGCGTAAGAGAGTTTTTTGTATTAGATGATAATGACGTAAGCACAGAAGCCAAAGATATGTTAGCAACATTAGCATATAAGTTTGATGATTTATTTAGCGAAGTGGTCGGATATATCCCCTACCACATCCAAACAATAGACGACTTAAGCAAGCGAAGCACTAAAAGAGCATTTAAGCAGTTTGGAATAAATACGGACCACACAACAAGCGAATTAAAAAACGTGATAAGTGCAGTTATAAATGACAACGTAAACTACATCAAAAGCATACCGGAGCAGTATTTAAAAGATTTAAGCGGTTATGTTAATAGAAGTATCGCAACGGGTGGAGGCTATAAAGATTTATTATCGCATATTGACAGGATAGGAGCGGTAACCAAGAGAAGAGCTAAAAACATAGCATTAGACCAGACCAGAAAAGCTTACAACTCTATCACGAAACAGAGGTTAATAAGTGCAGGAGTAGAAAAATACGAATGGATACACTCCGGCGGTGGAGCGCACCCACGACCGTTACACGTTAGTTATGACGGGCAAATATTTAGATTTGACGACCCTCCGATAATTGACGAACGGACAAAAGAAAGAGGAATACCGGGGCAAGCGGTAAACTGTAAATGTACTATGCGACCCGTCTTAGACTTTGAAGATTTGCAATAAAAATAAATATAAGCTATGATTTTAATAGCAATAATTAAGGAGCGTTATGAGTAAACAAAAGAAAGATGATAACGGCTTTATAACAATAAAAGATAACCCTATATCTAAGGAGGGTGTATTCGACTACTCCGGGCGGCAAATAGGAGCAGACGATAAAAACAAAATATTTAAGGTTTATCGACCTGCCGAAGAACTAGAAAAAGCGGTGAATAGCTTTAAGCTAGTCCCGTTTGTAGATGACCACGCTATGTTAGGGGATAAGGGAATACCCGCAGAGAATAAAGGCGTACAAGGTACGACGGGCGAAGACGTTTATTTTAAGGACGGTATTTTGTATGCCAACCTTAAAATATTTAGCGAGGCGGTTAAAAATCTCATAGAAAATGGAAAAAAAGAACTGTCTTGTGGATACACGTGTAAATATGAGTTTAAATCGGGAACTTTTAAAGGGCAACCTTACGAAGTTATCCAAAGAGATATAAAAGGCAACCACGTAGCACTAGTGGAAGCGGGCAGAATGGGCAAACAGGTGGCAGTCCTAGACAGGGCAGCTTTAGACGAAATTTTAAAAAAAGAGGACAATAACATGACAATAAAAGAATTAGACGAAAAAATCAAAAAGTTAGTTGAGCAACTTGACGCACTAAAAGCAGAGAGAGCTAAAGAGGAAGAGGAAGAAGTAGCAAAAGATGATGATGTTAAAAAAGACGACGACAAGAAAGAAAAAGACGTAAAAGACGACGAGCCAAAAGCAGAAGAAAAGAAAAAAGACGACGAAGACGCTAAAAAAGACGATAAGAAAGAGGAAAAAGAGGGCTTAGATGCCGCACTTATCCGAAAAGAAATCATTAAAGATATTGCAGAGCGTGATATTTATGTAGCAAAACTAAGTCCAACAATCGGCACTTGTGACCATGCCATGATGGACAAAGACCAATATATTGCTTATGCTGCTAAAAAGTTAGGGCTACCTGAGAGCCAAGCGGCATTAGATGGCTACATAGCAGGTATGGGAGCGGCAAAAGTTACAACAGCACAAGATAGTGCAATCGTTAAATCGGATACACTAGATAATTACATTAAAGGAGCTAAATAATGGCATTTCAAAGTACAGTAAATTTATATCGTGGTTTTGGTATAATCGGAGAGAAGTTTAGCGATGCGCCAAGCGTAGCTACAACTTACAATCTAACAACATCAGGCGCATTCGGACAAGCATTTACATCCACAGCAGAAGGCGAAGCAGCTTTAGGCGGTACAGGAATATTTGCAGGGATTTTAGTTAATCCAAAAGCACACATCCTAAAAGGTACATCAGGCGACCCACTATCTCCTAGTAACGTATTGCCGGCTAATACAGTAGCAACGTTGGCTACAAAAGGTCAATTCATTGTTACACTTACATCAGCAGGCAAACCGGGCGATATAGTAGAGTTTAATCAAACTACCGGAGAATTAGACGCATTAGCACCGGGTACAGCAGCATCATCAGGATGTACAATTATCGCAGGCGCAACGGTTTACAAATTTAACGCAGCAGCTAACGGTTTAGCTGTAATCAATTTAGGTTAAGGGGATAAATAATGGCAATAGTAAGTAAAGTTAAGAGTTATATAGCACCGAGAAATGTTAAGCCGTTCGTTATGGGGGACACTCCTGTATCAGCACTTGATAAAATCGGATTAGGCGGTTTTGAGGCAATGGACGCATTAGAGCCAACAGTATTACAAGGTGGAGCAGTATCCCCTTTACAGTTTAACCAAGCGTGGCTACCGGGCTTTGTTCAAACAATTACATATGCAAGAAATATTGATAAATTAGTCGGTATTGCAACTGTAGGTGATTGGGCTGACGAAGAAGTAGTGCAAGGCGTTATGGATATGACCGGCGATGCAATCGCATATGGTGATTATTCTAATGTACCATTTTCAAGTTGGACTGCTAACTTTGCACAACGTACGATTGTAAGATTTGAGCAAGGTATGCGTGTTGGTAGATTAGAGCAAGAAAGAGCCGCTAAAATGAACGCTAATACAGCAGAAGCAAAAAGAGCAGCGGCAACACAAACGTTAGAAATCGCACGTAACCAAGTAGGGTTTGTTGGTTATAATAGTGGAGCTGGCAGAACATATGGCTTTTTAAATGCGCCGGAGTTAGGGGCTTATGTAACCGTAGCAAGTAACGGGAGTACGACAGAGTGGAGTGGCAAAACATTTCTACAAATTACCGCAGACATCCGAGCAGCGGTAGCGGCTTTAATCGTACAGTCAGGTACAAATATTGACCCATACAATCAAGACACTACTTTAGCAGTAGCATCAGCATCTTATGAGTACTTGTCAACTGTATCAGATTATGGAAACAGTGTAAGAGAGTGGATTGACAAAACTTATAACGGACGCATGCGTATCGAAACAGCACCACAATTAAACGGGGCAAACGGTGGGGCAAATGTTTTTTATCTTTATGCTGAAAAAGTAGAAGACTATTCAACAGACGGTGGAATGACGTTCATCCAAGTTGTACCTGCTAAATTCAGAGTTTTAGGTGTTACACCACTTGCCAAAGGTTTTGAGGAAGATTATTCCAACGCAACCGCTGGAGTTATGTGTAAACGTCCTTATGCCGTAGTTAGATATACAGGAATATAAAAATGGTAGATATTTACAGCACACTAAGCACAGATGTAAGTTATGCAGTTTATAAAGACGGGGGCGCAGATATCCCCGTCATAGATAAAAAGATAGTTATTAACGGTGGAGCGAATGTAGCAAATGAATTCGGACAGATAGATATTGTTAAAAAAACAAGCATATCCGATGCAGATTACGCAGCACTTCAAGAACACCCAGTGTTTAAAATGCACGTTAAAAACGGACATATTACAACAAAAAAAGCAGCCACTAAAGATTTGGAGAAGCAAGACAAATCAGCACCGGCAACACCACAAACGCTACCAACGGATAACGGAGTAGTTTAATGATAATTTTTAATCCGACTGACTTTAAAGCGATTTATACAGAATTTGCCAACACAAGCGACGCTATATTACAAAACTATTGGAATATGGCAACAGCTTATGCAAACGACGATGAAACGGGGAAAGTTGGGTTAAAAACTACAATATTACAACTTTACACAGCACACTTTGCTAAACTCCAAGAAGACATTACAGACGGCACAGTATCAAATATGGTAACGGGAGGTGGAGCAGGAGCGGAAAGTGTATCTTTGCTACCTCCTCCAGCTAAAAGTGAATTTAAGTGGTGGCTAAATTTAACAAACTATGGCCAGCGTTTAAATGCACTTTTACACACAAAAGCAGTTGGTGGAGCATATATCGGTGGTGGAGATATGCAAACAGCATTTAGAAAAGCAGGCGGCTTTATTAGATGATAATAACACATAAAGTTAACGCTAACTTATTGGGAGCTATTAACGAGTTATCTAAAAAGAGATTAGCGGTCGGATGGGGTAAAAATCAGAAATACCCTGACGGCACACCCGTAGCAGAAGTGGCAGCGGTACAAGAGTTCGGAAGCCCTGCCGATAAAATACCGCCCCGCCCTTTTATGCGACCGTCCATCGCAGAATATCAAGATAAATGGGTTAAATCGTTAGTGTTTACAGCTAATAAAGTATTCCAAAAAGATATGAGCGTAGCGG